TATGTTTTATGTCTTAATTATGTCTCAATTTTCAAAGTTTTCGTTTATAGCGTCAATGATTTCATCCTCTTCCTTATCCAAAAGATGGCCGTAGATCTTCATGGTTATAGATAGTGAGGAATGGCCTAATCGCTTTGATATTTTGTAAACATTTACGTTTTTATCAATGAGATACGCAACGTGAGAATGGCGTAAATCATGAATTCTAAAATATATGACTCCTGTTTCTTCTATTGCCTTATCCTTGTAGTATTTGATTGTCTCTTTCAATGTAGGTTTATACCCACCAAAAATGAACCAGGAATCTGAGAAACCGGGCATCCCTTTGTAATGCTCATACTGCTTTTTTATGATATTTTCACAATTTGAATCAATCACTATTTTTCGAATGGAATAATCAGATTTAAGAGTATCCCATTCGTTTTGAATATATTGCTTTCGCACAGTCAGGGTTCTTTTGTTAAAATCTTTAAAAGTGAGAGACATGCATTCGTTGATGCGCATACCAGTCCAGAATAAGATCCATAAAACATCTGCTACTTCTTTATGAATATATCTATCCTTCGATTTCAGACAATTATAGATTTGATTGAATTCATCTACTGTTATGACCGTCATTTCTTTTAATTTTTCTTCTGTATTCTTCTTGAATCTGGGGATGGTTCGGATTGGATTGGAACTCAGCCCATAATGCTGTATTGCATAATCGAAACAGCATTTGATATATGCGTAAATAATATTTTTTCTGGATGTTGATAATTTTGTAATCGGATCAGACGATAATAAATCTATAATTTCTTTGGTCTTTATCTTGGAAATGTTTCTATCGCATAATGGTTGCAAATATAAACGCTTTATATCCTCTTTTGTTCTTATTGTTCTTTTACAGTTTCGGTTTTTGCTGTCCTGTACATATTCATCATATATGTCTCCAAATTTAGCATTACAGTTCCCGTGATACGACGAATTGATAAAAGCCGCTTCATGCTCTTTAGCTTCTTTTTTTGTATCAAACCATTTCGAATTTTTTTGCTTTCTATTTCCGTATACATCTGAATAATAGCATCTATAACGATACTGTTTTTTACCATTCTTTTCTCTTGACTCAATTGCCATAATTAGTACCCATCCTTTCTTTTCTTGTTTAAATTTGGTAAAATGGGTACATAAAAAGATACATGCTTGCCGAGCATTCTTTTTATGTACAAGGTGTATTGCCAGTACACCTCTTTAACAATCTCCAGTATTGCCAGTACTGGAGTTTTTTTTCTTTTAAAACTATTTTTTCATTGCTTTGCGTAAAATTAAAGATTCTCTGTATTGTTCAGCTTCAGGAACATCTTTAATTTCAATCATTTTTTCTTGATGTTTTTTTACTTCTTTTTTGATTTCTTCTAAAGTAACGTTAAAGAATTCTTTTCGGTTATTTACTAGGTTTACTTTTTTATCTTCAAAAGCTTTATGTAACGCATTTTCTAGTGCAGGAGCATCATCAGAAAAAATCATAGCATGAACATCAAAAGTAAACGGAACTGAAGCATCCCCAAGTTCATCAACACGATCTTGAGGGTCTAAACGACGAGTCATTCCAATTTTATAGATGTTTTCTCCGAAAGATCCAATATTTGAAATAACGTATACATATCCAGCTCTTTGATTCGATTGTCTGTAATCGATATCTTGTAAATTCTTATTTATTTCTTCTAAGTGATTATCAATGTCTTTTATTTTGTTTACAATTTCTTCTTTTTGCGAGTCTTCAGCTGTTGTTAATTCTTTTAGATATTTTTCTTTTGCAGTTTGATAATGAGTTTGTTCTTTTTGAATTCTTTTGCGTTCAGCCTCTATTTCTTTTTGAAGTTTTGCCTGTTCACGCTCTTCAGCCCTTTGTTCTCTGAGAATTTCTTTCTCTTCTTGTTTCTTTTGACGATACTCATGAACTAATTCAAGTTCTTGAATTTTTAAATTTATATATTCAGGTCGTATCTCAATTTTATTTCTAATATTTAATTTATTGATAGTATTAGCAGATTTATAGATTTGATCTTTAATTTTTTCGATGTTATTGTATTTTACTTTGTCAATAATTGAATCGCATTCATAGTTGAAAGCACGCATTACCATCTTCATGTTATCGTTGTTCATTGCACGGCCTTTTGATTTACTACCATCCAATGTCCAACCATCAAAATAATTCATGGCAGTTTTTTCTTTAATCATCTTTTTTTGTAATAATCGGTTACCGGTAATACGTTCTTTATATTGTTCAGATGAAAGACAATCATAGTGAGGTTTATAAATTCCAAAATCCTGTAAATTTATTTCTTCTGAAATGTCAAATAACTCAGTTTTTTTTGAATTCACTTCTGAATTTAACGTGTTTATAGATTTTTTTAGATCTTCTATTTTTTTATTGTAATCCGCTAAATTATTTTCAAACTTACTCTTTTCTAATTCATATTCATTTTTTAATTCTGAAATATGATTTTTAATTTTTATAATATCTGATGCACCAAGATCATCAATTATTTTTTGTAATTTTGTATTTTGTTGTTCTAATTCAGAAATACGCTGTAATTCTTTTTTATTAAAAAATCCCATTGTCTGTCCCTCTTCCTTAATACAAATCAGAAACATTATCTGGGTTCATATGCCAGATAACGCGACCTAAAATATATACTTGTTCTTCATCTGCATTAATTATAATTGGATGATGTCCTTTATCGGAACTATCAGGCATTAAGGTAACTTGATGTTCTCCTGGATAAATCCTTTTAACAGTAGCTTCTCCATCAATCCATGCAACAACAATAGTTCCTTCTTTCAATACTGTATCAGGTACTTCCTCGGCTATTACTATGGATCCATCAGGTATTACATTGTTCATGCTAGTACCATTAACCTGAAAAGCGTGAAGTCTTTTTTTACGATTCTGGAATTTTATTGGAACATATACCACAGCATCCGGTTCTGCTTCAAACAATTCTGTTGGTGATCCCGCTGATAGATTGGTACAGTAATGAAGCGGAAAGTAGTCATCAAATATCATGTTTATAGGCTCAAGTTGCTTGGTTATATCGCTCTTGTCCATTGGTACATCATAACCTAGAAGCCAAGCTTCGTTTATATGTAGCGCTTTTGCAATGCTGTGTATACGGTCTGACTTTGGTTTTGCATATCCACTCATATATTGAGATATTGATGATTTAGGTATATTGGTAAGATCTGATAGGTCTTTAGCGGATTTTTCTTTAATTTTTAACGCTAAAGCTAATCTGTCTTTTATTTCATCCATAATACACTCCTCCTATGATTTAATTATATGGAACTAAAAAGTTAAAATCAACATAATAGTTTAATTTTTTTGAATTTCCGTGTTGACATAATAGTTTAAAAAAGTTAAACTATAACCAAGAAGACAGGAGGTGCAAAAGAATATGGCCTTTGATTTCAAAAAACTAAGAGCACTGATGATTGAAAAATACGGGAGCCAAACGGAGTTTGCGAAAGCCTATGGTGTTTCTGAAAATACAATGTCACGAAAAATGCAGAACAAAGTTCCTTTTTCAAGCGATGACGTAATTAAAATTTCAGAAATGTTAGGAATTTCAAAAGATGATGTAGGTTCTTATTTTTTTACCGAGAAAGTTTAACTAAATTAAACTGATTTGCAAATAACAATCATCATAAGAGGAAGGAGGATAGACTATGAACAAACTAAAAGACGGAGACTTTATTGACACGGATGCATTCAGCTGGTGTCAATGGCCGGAAGAATCAAAAGTGAAAAAAAGAAGATTGAATCCGGCCGTCTTATTTGTAGCTGGATTGATCATAGGTTGCTTCATCACCTATGGATTCATGGTGCTGAGCACAGTACTTGGATAGAAAGGAGGTGTTCCTATGAATGAATATATGGAACTTTTGGAAAGACCTTATTTGAAAAATAAAGACATCGCCAAAGTCCTTGGTGTGAGCGCATCCACGGTTTCATCAAATATAAAAAAGATGGGACTCATTAAATATCCTTGGGGATACAACACAGATGAAGTCATCCAAAAATTTAACTTAAAGGCCTATATTCAAAGGCAAAATAAAAAAGCGCCACCAGCCGACCAAAGCAAGAGCGCTCAAAAAGTGGATATGTAATTTATCCACTCCTATTTTAACACAAACAGTTCCTGGTCTACAAGCAGGGCATCGTCTCCTTTCCTCAATTTAAAACCGGCTTTATAAGTGAATCATTGATAATGTGCAAATTGATGATCATTTCCTAAAAACTAACATGATAACGATGGTGCCTTGCTTGTAGGTCAGGAGCAAGAAAGAAAAGGAGATCTAAAAATGAAAGAAATAACGTTAACGGAAGAAAAATTAAGAGAATCAGTAGCTAAAGCTGTATCAAACATCTTAGATACAGCTCCAAAAGACGAAACATTTGGAGAATTATTAATAATCCATACGATGATTGGGGGAATGATTGCAGTAGAATTACGCAGAATTTTGTTCGGGGGGGGGGCAAATCCTCAGACGCCTAGTGAGGATCTAAAGGCATGAAGAAAGTACTTATATCCCTTTCACAGCCTCCGGTTCTGGTCGTAAAGGATGCAGATGATCCAATGGATGTTTTAATCAAATGTCCATATTGTGGAACACTGACCAAAGTAGGAAACACAATTATGATCAGCGGTTTTGTTGGATGCGATTACTGCTACTTTGTTCCAGGAGGTCTTCTTGAGACAACATTGTTCGTTCGAGAACATGAGTATGAGAACTACCGTGAAGGTAAGTTCTATAAAGATGGATTTTTAATCAATAAAAGAAAGGCAGAAATAAGAAATGACAGTAAAGATTAATCAGTTAGAGCTTGAGAATGTCAAGCGCATCAAGGCCGTTAAGGTCGAACCAACACAGAATGGATTGACGATCATAGGTGGTCGGAATGGACAGGGAAAAACATCCGTACTGGATGCCATTGCCTGGGCACTTGGAGGGGATACATTCAAACCCTCTCGACCACAGAACGATAAGTCAGTGGTTCCACCTCATTTAAAGGTAGAACTAAGCAACGGGATCGTTGTCGAAAGAAAAGGCAAGAATAGTGCCCTTAAAGTTACTGATACCACGGGAAAGAAAGCAGGCCAGGCATTGCTTGACAGTTTCATTGAAAAGCTGGCATTGAATGTTCCTAAATTCATGGCATCAAGTGATAAGGAAAAAGCAAATACTTTACTACAGATTATTGGGGTAGGGCCACAACTTATGGAACTTGAGCGCCAAGAAAAAGAAGCTTATCAAGAGAGATTGATGGCAGGCCGTATCGCTGATCAGAAAAAGAAATATGCAAAGGAGCAGATTCATTATGAAGGAGTTCCGGAACAATTGGTATCGCCACAAGAGCTGATCAATCAGCAACAAGCAATTCTTGCTCAAAATGGTGAGAATGCTCGTAAACGTGAGAATGTATCTAACTTTGAATACTTGGTCAAAGTATTAACAGATGAAGTTGCCAGTTTACAAAAACGCCTAATTGATAAGCAAAGAGAGTTAGAGAAAGCGACAAATGACTTAGCGATTGCTAAGACCGATGCGATGGATCTTGTTGACCAGTCTACGGAAGAACTGGAAAACAACCTGCGAGAAATTGAAGAAGTGAACCGCAAGGTACGTGCAAATTTGGACAAACAGAAAGCAGAAGAAGATGCACATCAGGCAGAGCTTGAATGGGAAAACAAGGACTCTGTTTTGAAAAAGGTAAGACAAGACAAGATGGATCTGTTAAAAGGTGCAAACCTACCATTGGAAGGATTGTCAATCGAAGACAGTGCTTTGGTTTACAAAGGGCAGAAATGGGACAACATGTCTTCTGCAGAACAGTTGATCGTAGCTACTTCGATCATTCGAAAACTGAATCCACAGTGTGGCATGGTCCTAGTTGACAAGCTGGAACAGATGGATACAGAAACGCTTAAGGAATTTGGTCAGTGGGCCGAGAAAGAAGGTCTGCAGATCATCGGTACAAGGGTATCTACCGGATCTGAATGTTCGATCATCATTGAGGATGGATATGTAAAAGATGCCGGTGTGAAACCAGCTGCATTCGATGCATCGACCGATGCTTCAGAGCCGTTGCTTCAATCAGCCACACCAACATGGAAGGCAGGTAGTTTCTAATGGGAAGATATGATATTACAAGCGGAAAAATTCCACATGCGAGAAAAGTATTGGTATATGGTCCTGAAGGTGTAGGAAAATCTACATTTGCTTCCCAGTTTCCGGACCCGCTATTCATCGATACGGAAGGGTCGACACGAAACCTGGATGTCAAACGTATGCCAACGCCAACAAGCTGGCCAATGTTGATCGATGAGGTCATGGCCGTTGCACAGGAACGCCCTTGCAAGACGCTTGTGATCGATACCCTGGACTGGGCCGAACGTATGTGTTCACAAGATCTTTGCCAGTCAAAAGGATGGAATGGTATCGAAGATGCGGGGTATGGAAAAGGATACACATATTTGGCTGAACGCTTTGGCCAGCTGATGAATCGATTAGAAGATGTGGTGCAAGCCGGTATCAATGTCGTAGTAACGGCTCATGCCAAGATCACAAAATTTGAACAGCCGGATGAGATGGGAACATATGATCGATGGGAGCTGAAGCTGGAAAAGAAAACAGCACCTATGGCCAAGGAATGGGCCGATATGATACTGTTCGCAAACTATCAGACAATCGTGATCAAAAGCAAAGATGGAAAGAACAAGGGCCAGGGCGGTCAAAAGCGTGTGATGTATACCACACATACAGCTACCTGGGATGCCAAGAACAGAGACAATCTTCCAGACAAGTTGGATTTTGATTTCAATCAGATCGCTCACTTATTTTCGGATTCAGTTATTTCCAAAAGGGAAACAACTCAACCTGTAGAAAAAGATCCTTTACCTTATGAAGAAACAAAATCTATTGATATCCGGGATGGTATGGACCAGGAACCACCACAAATCGTGGATCCGGAAGATCTGCCTAAGGAAATCTATCAAGGCCCGGAATATCAGGGAATCCCGCAAGCCCTTATCGATCTGATGCGACCTAAGATGGTCAAGGAAGAAATGATTCGAAAAGCGGTCGCAGAACGTGGATATTTTCCTGAAGATATGCCGGTCAAGGATTATCCAGTCGACTTTATCAATGGCGTGTTGATTGGAGCATGGGACCAGGTATATCAGATGATAAAGGATCAACAGCCATTGCCATTTTAATTGTTAGGAGGAAAAGAATATGGATTATCAAAATCAATACGGATATGGTCAGCAGGCAGCACAACAGCCTGAAAACAATCAGGGAACAGCCCTTGGATGGGATGATGAAGTTGAAGAAAAAACGTACACGCTGCTGCCGGAAGGAGAATATCCTTTCCGCGTGGAAGGCTTTGACCGAGAACAACATAACGGGACAGATAAGATGCGTCCCTGTAATGTAGCAAATGTGCATATCGTGATCAATTACAATGGAGAAGATGTACGTATCGATAAGAAATTATTCTTATTGTCAACGAACGGACAGTTGTTTGCGTTCTTCAAAGCAATCGGTGCCCAGACGTTGCCGAACGGTCGAATCAAAATGGACTGGACAAAAGTTCCTGGTGCGGAGGGCCGTGTGGTAATCAATAGACGTAAATATAACGGAAATGAATATAACAATATCAAATCCTTTGTTGACCCGGCTAAAGTGCAACCGGCACAAGGCTGGCAAGGTGGTCGATTCTAAGTGGAATTAAGACCTTATCAACAGGAAGCCAAACAAGCTATTTTCAGGGAATGGGACCAGGGGCATAGCAGAACGCTCTTGGTCCTTCCCACAGGCTGTGGCAAAACGATCGTATTTGCCAAAGTCGCTGAAGAATGCGTTCGAAATGGTGACCGTGTACTGATCATGGCTCATCGTGGAGAATTATTAGACCAGGCCAGTGACAAGATAGCCAAGACAACCGGGCTGGGAACTGCTGTAGAAAAGGCAGAACAGACATGCCTTGGTTCGTGGTTTCGAATCGTTGTTGGTTCCGTTCAATCATTGCAGAATGAAAACAGACTGAAGAAGTTTGATGCAGATTATTTTGACACGATCATCGTCGATGAAGCACATCATGTGTTGTCAAACAGCTATCAGAAGGTCATGGAGCACTTCTCCGGAGCGAAAGTTCTCGGGGTAACTGCTACACCGGACCGAGGGGATATGCGCAACCTGGGCAACTTCTTCGAATCTTTGGCTTATGAATACACATTGCCAAAAGCTATCAAAGAGGGATATCTAAGTCCGGTCAAGGCAATGACCATCCCACTGAAGATCGATTTCTCCAATGTAGCTGTACAGGCAGGAGATTTCAAGGTAAGTGATATCGATACTGCTTTGGATCCGTATCTTTATCAGATTGCACAGGAAATGAAAAAGTACTGCATGGATAGAAAAACTGTCGTGTTTCTTCCTTTGGTAAAAACAAGTCAAAAGTTCAGAGATATTCTCAATTCGGAAGGATTCCACGCCGCCGAGTGTAATGGATCCACGCAAGCCCGTACGGAAATCCTGGAAGACTTTGACAAGGGAAAATACAACGTTCTATGCAACTCTATGCTGCTTACAGAAGGATGGGACTGTCCATCTGTGGACTGTGTGATCGTACTGAGACCGACCAAAGTAAGATCCTTATACTGCCAGATGGTAGGACGTGGCACCAGACTTTGTGAGGGAAAAGAGAATCTTCTTCTATTGGATTTCTTATGGCATACAGAAAAACATGAGCTGTGTCATCCTGCGTCATTAATTGCAGACAGCGAAGAGGTCGCACAGAAGATGACAGATAACATGGAAAAACAGGCAGCCATTGATCCAATGGCCATTGACCTGGAAGAAGCAGAACAGACAGCCAAAGAAGATGTACAGAGAGAACGTGAAGAAAAATTGGCTGAACAATTGGCAGCCATGAAAAAGCGTAAACGCAAGCTGGTTGATCCACTGCAGTTTGAGATGAGTATCCAGGCAGAAGATCTATCAAGCTATGTACCTGCATTTGGATGGGAGATGGCTCCTGCATCTGACAAGCAGATCAAGGCATTGGAGAAATATGGAATCTTCCCGGATGATATCGACAATGCCGGGAAAGCGAATTTATTGCTTGATCGACTGAATAAACGCAGGGAAGAAGGATTGAGCACACCTAAACAGATCCGATTCCTTGAAAGCCGAGGATTTCAGCATGTGGGAACATGGCCGTTTGATGCAGCGCGCAATATGATCGACCGTATCGCAGCATGTGGATGGAGAATTCCACAAGGCGTAAAGCCGGCCGAATTTAAACCGGAGGTAATCGGATGAAAACAGATAATATTACAAACAATATCATTGAATTGAAGATAAACATGCTAGAACATCATCCAAAGAATCCGAGACAGGATTTAGGTGATCTAACTGAACTTGCAGACAGTATCCGTGAAAAAGGAATACTGCAGAATTTGACAGTGGTTCCTAATGGCCACGGAAAATACAATGTCGTTATTGGAAATCGAAGATTGGAAGCGGCCAAGCTGGCTGGATTAGAAAGCATGCCATGTGTCATATCGTTGATGGATGAAGCAGAACAACAAGCGGTTATGCTATTGGAGAATATGCAGCGTAATGATTTAGATCCTTATGAACAGGCACATGGATTTCAAATGTGCCTGGATCTTGGCATGACAGAAGACGATCTAAAGAAAGAAACAGGATTTTCTAAAAAGACCATTCGACATCGATTGAATCTTCTAAAACTGGATCATGATAAATTCAAAACCGGAGTTCAAAGAGGGGCAACCCTGCAGGACTATATCGACCTTGAACAGATTGAAGATGAAAAAGAAAAAAATCAACTTCTTGAGTATATTGGAACAGATAGATTTCGTTATGAACTAAATCTGGTATTGGGAAATCAAAAAAAAGAAAAGCTTAAGGAGAAGGTTCTAGAAAAGTTAAAGGAACAGGGAATAAGGGAAGTTGAAGAAAAACCAAATGACTATTCATATCATCAGTGCCTTTATGGAATGAGTGACTATAACTATTTTTTAGAACAGGGACCTTTTGAAAAACCTGAAGATTACTGCTTTGTAGACAGTCAAAGTTTTATCAATTTGTATAAAAAATGCGAACTAGTCAATACAAAGGAGACTGAAAATATTGTTTCGAAAGAGCCTGCTGAAGAAGAAAAAGCAAAAGCAGAAATTATCTTAAAGGCAAATGCAGCCTATCAGACAAGATTGGAATTTGCAAAAGAAAAAATGAAGGAACTTTCAACAGATATTCAAACTTTATACGACTTGTCGTCTATGTACATGTCTATTAAAGAAGAATTGATAACTACCTCTTATTCAACCGATATTGACGTTAACTTTGAACAGCTCACAGGAAATTCTTATAAAGATGGAATAAAAGAACCTTCGAATATAAGAGAGATGATACGTCTTTTATTCGCACTTATTTATTCAGAGTTTGAATTAAGTGATCCAAGTAGTTTATTCGAACCTGTTTGGATGGGTAAACGTCATAACCAATACAGCTCAGATGAAAAAGAATCTCTTGAAAATTACTATCAGTGGATTGAGTCCTTTGGATATGTAGCATCGGAAGAAGAAAAACAAATCATGTTTGGTACACATCCATTGTATGAGGTAAAAAATGGAAAGTAACATCAAAGAACTACTTAAGTATATAGATCCTTCGACATTGAACTATCAGGAATGGGTCAATGTTGGAATGGCATTAAAACATGAAGGATTCAGCGCCTGGGACTGGGAAGAGTGGAGCCAAAAAGACTCTGCTCGATACCATCCTGGAGAGTGCGGTGCTAAATGGGAATCCTTCAAGGAAGAATCTGGAAACATAGTTACCGGAGGAACGATCTATCAGATGGCATATGAACGCGGATATCGGCCGCCGGTCCATCAGGATGCGGTAGCACTGGGATGGGATGATGAGATATCAGATGACTATCTTGTCGTGGATTCAAAGAATGTGGAAGTCCTGCCGATCGAACAGCCGGACGGTCGAAAATGGAAACCAATAAGTGAATTGATCAAGTATCTCGAAACCTTGTTCAACGATGAGGACGTTGTTGGATTCGTCACGAAATCGTGGGTCAACGAGGATGGCAAGCATGTTCCTACACAGGGGTCCTACAAAAAGACGGCTGGTCAGCTGATCGCAGAATTAAGAGACTGCAAAGGTGACCTTGGAGCTGTCATGGGAGACTATGATCCGGAAGCAGGAGCATGGATCCGTTTTAATCCGCTGGATGGCCAGGGATGCAAGAATTCCAATGTCACAGAATTCAGATACGCACTTGTCGAGTGTGACGATATGGATCTGGCCAAGCAGAATGCCTTGATCCGTGAATTGGAATTACCGGTCGCTTGTCTAGTATATAGCGGAGGAAAATCCATCCATGCCATCGTCAAGGTGGATGCAGCAGATAATAAGGAATATCGCAAACGTGTAGATTACCTGTATAAAATTTGTAAAAAGAATGGACTCATCATCGATGAGCAGAACAAGAACCCAAGCAGATTGTCACGTATGCCTGGGATCAAGCGAGGAGATAACAAGCAGTTTCTGATCGATACGAACATCGGTAAATCGTCATGGAACGAATGGGAAGAATGGATCGAATCGGTCAACGATGATCTGCCGGATCCGGAGAACCTGGCAGACGTTTGGGACGAGATGCCAAGTCTTTCTCCAGAACTAATTAAAGGAGTTTTACGCTGCGGACATAAGATGTTGATATCTGGCCCATCTAAAGCAGGTAAGTCCTTTGCATTGATAGAATTAACGATTGCTTTAGCAGAAGGTTCAAAATGGCTTGAATGGGACTGCAAGCAGGGACGTGTAATGTATGTCAACCTAGAACTTGACAGAGCCTCATGCTTGCACCGATTTGATGATGTGTACAAAGCTATGCATCTTCAACCTAATCATATTAATAACATTGATATCTGGAACCTACGTGGTAAATCGGTACCAATGGATCAACTGGCACCTAAACTCATTAGACGTGCAGCAAAAAAGAACTATATAGCAATCATTATCGACCCGATTTACAAGGTCATTACAGGCGATGAGAACAGCGCTGATCAGATGGCCAAGTTTTGTAATCAGTTTGACAAGGTATGTACCGAACTCGGGTGTGCGGTAATTTACTGTCATCATCATTCAAAAGGAGCGCAGGGAGGAAAACGGTCAATGGACCGTGCTAGTGGTTCTGGAGTGTTTGCCAGGGATCCGGATGCACTTTTGGATCTTATTGAACTTGAAGTATCAGATGCAATAAAAGAGCAGGAAGAAAACAAAGCGGTATGTAAGTTCTGCATGGAATGGATTCGCAGATACAACCTACAGGATCAGATACCAATTGACGATCAGTTCAGTCAGGTGAAGATGCTAGAGTGGTGTAGAAATCTCTTAAAACCGTGTTACAAGCAGATTACGGAGGAACTGAAGGACGTAAGGACCAAGACAAAGGCTCGTACAGCATGGCGCATTGAAGGCACCCTGCGTGAGTTTAAACGCTTTGAACCGGTCAATCTTTGGTTCGATTATCCAGTTCATCATTGGGATCATACAGGGGTGCTGAAAGACATCAATCCGGAAGAGGCCAAACCTCTGTGGAAGAAAGCTTCAGACTCTGCCAAGAAGAAAGCGCAGAAGTCAAGAAACGATAAAAAGATCGCTATCGATAACTTTATAGATCTGGAAAATTACGGAGATCCGGTCATGATAAAGGACCTCATGGCCAAGTTTGACAAGCCGGACAGCACAATCCGAAGCTGGGTCAAACAGGCAGGCTATTCGGTCAAAAATGGGTACGTCATCCGACCTGGAGACTAATCCACCACGACACGAAATCCTTGGATCTCGTGTGAGCAAAAATCCGCGAAATCCTTGGATCTCGTATCTTCGTGTGTCGTGCCACCACGACACGAAATCCATGGTTTTCGTGCCACCACGAAATCCTTTATATAAATATAAACTTCGTGTTCGTGTGTGTCGTGAGGTGTATACGAAGTCCGCTTAGCGTTGCGGACATTCTTATACACACTTACACGACTATCGCGCGAGGTGAGAGGGAGATAAAAATGAGCAAAAAAATTTGTGAAAATTGCGGTCAAGAATTTGACTCAGAAGATTACAAAAATACGAAAAAGTATGGCGTTCGTATTTTGGTGAAAGAATCTGACCTCATGAAACAGGACATATGTCCAGATTGTTTTTTTGGAATGATTAAAAAAATATTTATTACAGCATGTGAAGACAATGGAGACAAGTATGATGCTTAAGTTCTTCATGCCAATGATACCGCCAACTTCTACTGCACAGATGCATAAGGTTGGAGTTAGAAATGGAAAGCCATACTTCTATGATCCGCCAGAAGTAAATCAAACCAAAGTGAAGCTAACAGATGGCCTGATACCGTATATACCGGATGAACCAATGAAAGGGCCAATAAAGCTGGAGGTAAGCTGGCAGTTCCTGGAAGATAAAAAGCATCCGGCAGGGACCTATCGAACAAGCAAGCCAGATACAGACAATCTGCAGAAACTTTTAAAAGACAGCATGACTGCCCTGAGGTTCTGGAAAGATGATGCTTTTGTTGTGGATGAGCATGTAGAGAAGGTTTACTCAAAGGTGCCTGGCATCCTGATCAGGGTGGAAGAACTCGAATAAACTTGAAAGGAAGTGCAGGAGAATGAAAACATACAAAGTTGAACTAACGGAAGCTGAGATTGCATTAATTAGCTATTGTTTAGGTCATGCGAAAAACTACACCGAGCAAGCAACAAAGATAGTTTCAAAACTTTATAGAGCTATAAACGTTCGTGAAGTTATGAATGAAATTATAAATAAAGGAGAAACAGAATGACTAATTTAGAAGCGAATAAAGATGAAATAAAGAAACGAATAAAGAACGACGAGAATTTTGGTTGTGTAATTTGTAAGGCGAAAAATAAGCAGTGTCCACAATGTTGTGGAGATGATGGGGATGATATTCTATGTAATGTTGTTGATTGGTTATCGGAAGAGTACAAAGAACCAATAAAACTAAAACAATGGGAAAAAGACTTAATATCTCTATTTGATAAAGGCTATAGCAAAGATTATAGTTTTAGTTTGTTTTTGTCACTTAATGGATTAAAAGAAAAAGGATATTTCAAAGGTATAACAGACACATCAATGAAAATAGAAGATATCTTAAAAAATTGCGAGGTCATCGATGATTAGAAAGGTTCTTCCATTAATCGTTTTGGTTTTAGCGTTATGGATCATGGAAATAATCAGTTTTCCACTATTGGTAGACTCAGGACCAATGCCGGGCCAGGAGGGGTATGATGAAATTTCTTGAAGTGATCCTGATAATACTGGGAGTTCTGTTAGTTCTTGCATATTTTGGAATCTTGATCATCGTTTTATCAAATATCGTTTATTGGCCAATTGCGTGGTTTTTCGAATTATACGGAGGTGTTTTATGAAATATGAAGCCAAGACCCTTGGCGGAAAGATCGTACAGGGAGAATTAGTTTATGAAGGTCTGGCCATGTATATCGTTGAAGATCATGGCTATGGGACTTCGATGGTTCAGTGTGTACCGGGAACAGAAAGAGAGCTAAAGGATGACAAAGGATGAAACGATACGAGAATTGTCTGACAAAATAGCTGAGGTTGAGTTCAAGTACACAAGATTACTAAAGGCTCATAATCGATTAAAAGTTAAACATAAAAACCTGGAATGTCGATATGAAGAGCTGAACAGAGAAAATTATGGGTTGAAGCAGACAAACAAGAACCTGAATGAAAAGCTTGAATCGCATTATCGATCAATTAGATAACTGTCATATATGAAGTTTGGAGGTATAGGAAATGGACAAACAAAAAGTAAATCAACTGCTAAACGATTTGAAGTCAGCAAACTACTGCTGTCATAAGATCATCGAATTAAACATGGAACTGGAAGAGATGAATCATCAGATCCTTGGATTAAGCCATAATAAACCAAGATTGACCAAGGAACAGGAAAGATCATCTAAACCTATGCCTTCATTTCATGGCGGTTATACAAGTCCTGTGGCCATGCTGGAAGAAATCACATTGAAAGAAAATGAAATCAATTACTATAGACGCAGACTCAATGAGTGCAAGCCCATTGAGCTTTTATCGTTACGTGACCAAAACATTCTCTTCGATCTATACTTCTGGAACATGAACTCATGGGATGTAGCAGAAAAGTATGGATATTCAAGAAAAGGGCTGTGGAAACATGTCAGAAGCGAGATAGGTAAGTTATTATAATTCGGTGAAAGAGTTCCCACTGTGTACCAAATTTCGTGATATATTAATATCATCAGGAAGTCTCAGATAAGAAGTCTGGGGCTTTTTCTTTTGCAAAACCGACGAATAGAGGTGGTGGATTGACTTGAGCGAATTATGGGAAGATGCTTTGAAAGACTATGAATCTGGAATGAAATACAAAGAGATAGCCGAAAAGTATGGTGTCTCCCTAAACACGGTCAAGTCATGGAAGACCCGGCACTGGAACAAAAAAGGTGTGCACACAAAAAGTGATAAAAAGTGTGCACACAAAAAAAGAGGAGGGCAACCTGGAAACAAGAATTCGAAGGGTGGTCCTCCAGGAAATCAAAAAGCAAGAAAGCATGGTTTCTTTTCAAAGTGGCTGCCAGAAGAAGTAAATCAGATCATTGGTGAGATGCCAGAAGATCCTTTGGACATCCTCTGGGCAAACATACAGATGCAGATGGCAGCCATCGTCAGAGCGCAGAACATCATGTATGTTACCGACAAAAACGATAAGACCATTGAAAAAGTTGAAGAAAAAGATGGAAATGTTGTAGGCGAACGATGGGAAGTTCAACAGGCATGGGACAAGCAAGCCAATTTCATGTCAGCACAGTCCAGGGCCATGAAGACACTGGAATCGATGATCAAGCAGTACGATGAACTGCTGCACAAGAACTGGGAGCTTGCTACAGAAGAACAGAAAGCACGTATCAATCAGTTGAAAGCACAGACGGGCAAGATCACAGGCGAAGGTCAGGAAATCGAAGACATGAGCGGAATCGAGGACGAGATATATGGCACAGGTCAGACGGAAGAAGAGCCTGGAGTATAGGTTTTCTCAAAAACACAAGGATTACATTCGTAAGTGCAGCGAATGTGAATTCAATGTTGCAGAAGGCGCGGTACGTGCCGGGAAGACCGTTGACAACGTTTTTGCCTTTGCCCATGAATTGAAAACAACTCCTGATAAGATCCATTTAGCAACAGGTTCTACAGTTGGTAATGCTAAATTGAACATTGGTGTTTGTAATGGCCTTGGACTTGAAAACATCTTTAGAGGGCAAAGCCATTGGGGGAAATTCAAGGACAACGAGGCTCTTTTTATCAAAGGGCCGGATACAGGCGGTATTGAAAAGGTTGTGATCTTTGCAGGGGCTGCAAAAGAGGATTCATTCAAGAAGATACGTGGTAACTCCTATGGCATGTGGATTGCTACCGAAATCAACTTGCATCATGACAACACGATCAAGGAGGCAAACAACCGACTCCTTGCTGCAAAGAGATTGAAGATATTCTGGGATTTGAACCCGGACAATCCGAAGCATCCGATCTACACGGAGTATATCGACAAGTACAGAGATCTGCAGGATGCTGGAGAGTTCCCTGGTGGGTACAACTACATGCACTGTACGATCTATGACAATGCGACTATCACTCCGGACCGACTGAAAGCCATAGAGAGCCGGTACGATCAGAACAGTATCTGGTATATGCGTGATATTAAAGGTATGCGTGTGATTGCATCCGGCTTGATCTATCGTCATTTTGCAGATGATGTATCGACCAAGCAGTATTCCTACCGATTCAAAGGTGACAAGGTCAGAGACATCATGCTTTTGAATGTAGGAATCGACTTTGGTGGTTCCGGTTCTGGCCATTCGTTTACGGCAACAGCGATCACACGTGGATACAATCATGTGGTGGCCATTGCCAGTGAGTGGATCGGGTGTAAAGATGCATCCGGAAATACGATAGAGATAGATCCTGAAATGCTGGGAAACATGTTCTGTGACTTCTGCCAGAGGGTCATATCTCAATATGGATTCATTACAAGGGTCTATGCCGACAGCGCCGAACAAACATTGATTGCAGGAATTCGAAGTAGCCTGAGAAAACATGGATTGGCTTGGATTCGAGTTGAAAATGCGTTGAAAACAACCATCAATGACCGAATCAATGCAACTTCGATACTGATGGCACAGCATCGTTTTTTCTATGATGCGGACAACTGCAGAAGTTTGGAAAATGCATTGTGCCAGGCAGTATGGGACCCGGACGAATTAACAAAGAACGTTCGACTGGACGATGGATCAACCGACATCGACAGTCTGGACAGTTTTGAATATACGATTGAACGAGAAATCAGCAATTTGATTCGATATGGATAGGAGGTAGTAAATGAGGTACTCAAAAATGTATGAAGCATTGACAAAGGTGCTTGAAAAAGATGAGCAGATCACATTTGCCATGACCGATGTTACATCCCGTCAGATAGAACTATGGTCACTTATGTTCAAGGAACGAGCGCCTTGGATCAATGAGGATACAAAAAGCATGGGCCTTCCGTCTGCAATATCGTGCGAGCTGGCCCGTTTGATCACACTGGAAATGGAATCAAAGATAACAGGTAGTTCTCGAGCTACTTTTTTAGATTCTCATTATCAGAAGCAAATTCGTAAGCTTAGACAGTTTACGGAACTGGCCTGTGCAAAAGGTGGTATCATCTTCAAGCCATATGTCACAGAAAACGGACTGGCAACACAGATTGTACAGGCAGACAGTTTCTTTCCCATCACATTTGATGATTCAGGAAATATTACACGTATCTGTTTTGTCGAACAGTTCAGGAAAGCCAATTCGATCTATACAAGGGTCGAATATCACAAGTTGGAAGGAACCAGGCTGACCATTCGAAACCGAGCATTCAAATCGGATACGGATGGCATCCTTGGTAGTGAGATCAGTCTTGAATCTACTGAAAGATGGTCAGACCTTGCTGAAGAAATCACTATAGAAAATGTCACAAAGCTTCCGATAGGATATTTCAAGGTTCCTTTGGCCAACAATAAGGATGCAGACAGTCCTCTGGGAGTGTCATGTTTTTCGCGTGGAACAGATCTGATACATGAGGCAGATATTAGATATTCACAAATTTCATGGGAGTTCGAATCTAAAGAAACAGCCATTCACATAGGAGAATCCCTGTTGAAGTATGACAAGAACCAGGACAAGCTTGTGTATCCTGGTGGAAAAGGCAGACTGTATCGAGCAATGGAGTATTCGCAGGGAGCCGTGGATAAGCCGTTGCTTGAAGCTTTTTCTCCGGACATTCGAGATACTTCCTACTTTAATGGATTGAACCAGCAGCTGCGCAGAATTGAATTTGCCTGCTGTTTGGCATACGGAACGTTGAGCGATCCAAACAATGAGGCAAAAACAGCCGAAGAAATTAAGACATCAAAGCAAAGATCCTACACCTTTGTATCGGATTGTCAGAAAGCATTGCAGGATGCTCTTGAAGATTATATCGATGCAATGGATCTTTGGTGTACAATTTACGACCTGGTTCCTCAAGGGTCTCACAGAGTTTCCTTTATCTGGGATGACAGCCTGGTCGTAGACACAGAAAAAGAAAGACAGACAGATCGTTCGGATGTAGCGATGGGAGCCATGCAGCTGTGGGAATACCGCATGAAATGGTTTGGTGAAACCGAAGAAGAAGCAAAGAAAGCTGTTGGCATGAATGACCAGACCGCGTTGATCGATGACATGACAGAATAACATGAAAAAGTATGGTGAGATTGAAAAATTTGGGGATGATATCGCAAAGCTTTTTTCAAATCTTGAAATCAAGATCATGGAAAAGATGGTCGATCTGATCAAGGAGAACGGATTCTCCACAGCATCTTCAGATTATCTGATGAATCGATTACGATCTCTTGGTGTTGCTGAAGAAGATGTGGCCAGGTATTTTGAAGAAGCACTGAAGAATACAGATATAAAACTTAACCAGATCTTCGATGATGAAGTCTATAAAGAATATTATGGCCATTATCGCGAGTTTCAGGCAGCAGGAATTGAACAGGTCCCTTACAAGGACAACATTGAACTGCATCAGCTGGTCAGTGGCATCCATGATCAGACGTATGAAACCATTGGAGGAATGGCCAGATCACTTGGCTTTGTATTGCGACAGCCAAATGGTCAGTTGATAGCTACTCCGCTTCAAACGTTTTATCAGTCACAGCTGGATCAGGCAATCCTGGATATTTCAAGCGGTGCTTTCAGTTATGAGCAGGTCCTTGAAAGAGTGATCAACAAGATGACCACTTCCGGTGTCCGCATCATTGATTTTGAAAGCGGAGCACATCGAGGTATGGTATCCCATGTTCGAACTACGGTGCTGACCGGGTTCAGACAGATACAGGGCCGAATCAATGAGCAAACAGCGCAGGAGCTTGGAACAGACTATTTTGAGATATCCTATCACGTAGGAGCTAGACCAATGCATCAGGTGTGGCAGGGTCGTGTGTACTCAAAGGAAGAACTTGTAACAAAGTGTGGCTTAGGTTCGGTTACTGGTTTGTGTGGTGCTAACTGTTATCACACATACAGGCCGTTTATTCCAGGTGTATCGGTCAGAACATATTCAGATGATGAACTGAAAGAAATGATTGCTGAAGAAAACAAAAAAAAGCTTTACAACGGCAAGGAATACACGACCTATGAAGCATTGCAGCAACAGAGGTACCTGGAACGAACTGCCAGAAAGTATCGACAGGATATACGTCTCTTGGAAAGAGGGCTTGAAGATGCGGATGAGGCAACAAAGGATATGTTAATCCTTAAACAGGCAAGGTACCAGAACACAATATCTAGATACAACGATTTCACTAAGAAGATGGGACTTCCTACGCAAAGAGAACGCATCTACAACGATGGACTTGGAAAGATAAAGGTATCAAGCAAAAAAATCAAGAAAGAAACAGAGACCTTTACTGGAAATGATGGTATTGTAAGAATCAAATTAAAGAAAAAAGATGATAAAAATGATATAATTTATTTGACAAAGAAAGAAGATATATCAGGCTATAAGATGGATATTGCTAAAGGAAGGCAGAACAAGCATATTCCGGGCACAAACGAATATGCTACGAAACAATCAAACCAAAAGGTAAAGCCGTCATATTTAACAATATCGGAAGAAGAGATTAAGGAAATCGTTAATCAGTATGCACAAAAAGGAATCAACACTTACGACTCTAATGGAAAATGGAAAGAAGAAGAAATAATCCTGACGAATGACAAAATTATTGGAGTGGTTGTTAATAACTTTACTGGAAAAGAACAAGAAACGTCGGTTTTTAAAATCAAGTATTCAAAACGATACGGATATCATATAGTGCCTGATTATATGTCAAAGAAGGAGGCTTATAAATAAATGAAACCTATGGATTTAAAGCAATATGAAGAATTCCAACAGTATATCAATAAGTCTGTCAAAGTGACATGTAGTGATGGTACTTTTGATGTAGGTGTATTTTGGGAATCGACAACATGGGGTGACCCGGATGAAGTAGAAGAGTTAGAAATTTTTCATAAGGATGAGGGATTTGTAAGAACTATACCTTTGTCGGATGTTGAAAAAATAGAATTGGTTAGTGCATAGTAATGTAATAAGTAGCACACTCTAACAGGTGTGCTTTTTTAGTGTTCAAAGAGTAGCAAAAAGTAAAATAGAGTATTGAAGAGTAATATGTGCAATCACATTTGGAATAGTCAGATCAAGACTAGCTATTACGATAAACAACAGAAATGCAGGGTGGAAAAAATAATCCATACCTGCATTTTTTGTGGAGTTACAAGAAAGGAGACGGTGTATGTGAAAGACCCGCCCAGGAAAAGAAAACTACCTAAATTTATCAATGACGATCTAAGCAGTGTTTAGGTCGTTTTTATTTTGTCCTGGATATGACGTAAAAAGGTCCCTACCCGATCACAAGGGAATAAATTGTGTAGATCGTACCGGAACCGCCCGGAATAAAAAGGAGATTGAAGAAAAATGAGTTTAATTGATGACATTAAGGAAATGGGTGTCGAGCTGACATCCGAACAGGAATCAGGTATCACAGCCTATATCGGAAAGCATTTTGTATCAAAGTCAGATTACAATGCGAAAGCTACGCAACTAAAAGATGCAAATGGACGAATCCAGGAACTGGAAAAACGAGATTTTGCATCAATCGAACAGGACCGTGATAGCTGGAAACAAAAGTATGAGGGTCTGGAAAAAGCAAATACAGACCGTTCAAAAAAAGAAAAGTTCTTTGCAGCGCTAGGAGACGACTGCAAAGACAAGGATTACCTTCTATACAAGTATGGTGGTGTAGACAAATTAGAAATGGATGATAAACAAAATATCAAAGACGCAGAGAACATCATAAAACAATTGAAAGAAGACAATCCGACATATTTTGGAAAAACACCTTTTGTAGTAAGTTCTACTTCTGGATCTCAGACAGAACCAACAAAAGGAACTGATAAAGCGAATCAGGCTTTAAGAGAAATGTTTGGTAAATAATGAGGAGGAAATAAAATGCCAACTAATATTGTAAATAGACAGGATGCGGAAGCGATTATCCGCGAACAAGTTGTACAAACTATTTTTCAAGATGCACCTAAACAATCAGTTTTTATGAGCATGGCTCGAAAATTGCCTAATATGACATCCGATCAGACACGTATTCGTGTTTTAGACTTCTTACCAACCGCTTATTGGGTAAATGGTGATACAGGAATGAAACAGACTTCTCGTCAAGCATGGGATAACGTATTTATCAATGCCGCAGAATTAGCAGTTATTGTGCCTATTCCAGAAGCTGTATTAAATGATGCTGAATTTGATATCTTCGGTGAAGTTACACCACGTGTTAATGAAGCAATCGGTCAGCGTGTCGATGCAGCTATTGTGTTTGGCGATAACAAACCGGCTGAATGGCAAAATGACATCATTACTTTAGCAAGACAAGCTGGAAACAATGTTGCTGCTGAAACAGGAAAAGATTATTTTGATTTGATCTTAGGTGAAAATGGAGTATTTGCTAAAGTTGAAGATGATGGATATGGAGTATCTGGAGCCATTGCACCATTGAATTTTAAATCTAAATTACGTGGTTTAAGAGATGCGAATGGAAATCCAATCTTTATGCGTGATCCACAAAGTACAGTGCAGTATTCTTTAGATGGTACACCTTTGACATTCCAACAGAATGGCGCTTTCTATCCAAACATTGCACAATTGGTTGCCGGTGATTTTAGCCAGGCAGTATATGCAATTCGCCAGGATGTTACAGTTAAGATCTTAGACCAGGGTGTTATTCAAGATCCTCAAACAAAAGAAATTGTTTATAACTTGGCTCAGCAAGATATGATTGCATTACGTGTTGTATTCCGTATGGGATGGGCTTTACCAAATCCAGCAACTCGTTTAAACGAAGATCGTACAGGGTGTGCATTTGCTTATTTGGAACCAGGAACACCTATTACAACACAAGCAGTTAAAATCACAGTTAAAGATTCTGATGGAAACTTAGAAGATGCACGAGTAAACGTAAATGGTGCAATTTTAAAAACAGATGCTTCAGGTTTAGCTACATTCAATCTTCGCAAAGGAAAATACCAAGCTAAGATCACTTTGAAAGGATATGTAGCACAGACAATTGATATTGCGGTCGATGCATCTGAAGTAACAAAAACAGTAACCTTGGTCAAGGAAACCGCCTAAAAGGAGGAATAGTTTATGTCTGCAAATGTAAATGCATTAAAAGCTCTTGCTGCCAAACTGCTTGGCAGTGAGGCTTCATCTATCCCCGGGAATACAAATGCCGAAGTCATCCAATATATTGCCGAAAACTATACAGAAGGAGAAGGATCATTTACTCCGGCTACTTCTGTTGATCAAGTATCAGCTGTAGATGCTACCTCAGTCGGTGAAACGTATGCACAAGCAGAAGTTAATGCCATCGTAACTTTGGCCAATGCCAATAAAGCTGCAATCAATGCTATTATTCAGGCTTTGAAGACAGCAGGACTGATGCAGTGATGTATGTAGATTATCATTACTATGTAGATATGTATCTCATGAATCGCGCTCCAATTTTAAGCGAAGAAGATTTTCTTTTTTGGATAAAGCAAGCAAAAAGGGACTTAGACCATCTTACTTTTGACAGAATCAAAGAAGATGAATCTTTGATCAATAATGATGTAAAAGATTGTCTATGTGAATTAGCTGAGTATTTGTTTGAGCAATATCGATATACAGAGAGTATTTCTGAAGATGGAACAACAGGGACGTTAAGTTCTTATTCCAATGATGGGGAAAGTGCTACATATGATGTCTCAGCCATGAAAGAGAAGTATTCCAATTCAGCTAAACCTTCTGTTATCTACAGTATCGTTAGTAAGTATCTGAGCCGAACAGGATTGATGTATCGAGGTCTATAATGCCAAATCCAAACTATACGCATACCATTACGCTTTTTCACAAAGTAATTGTTGATCGAAAAGAAGAATGGTCTAGCAAGGTAATTGCAAATTGTTTCTACAAATGTGAAACAACAATATCCCAGAATGGTACCGATGTTACCAAAAGCAATACGTACACAGTACGAATTCCTCAAGAGGATATTGATGTGTCACTGGATGATATCGTTGTGTATGGCTCTGTAAATGATGAAATAGGGCAGGATATGAATGCGACCCAATTGCTACATAGATATAAACCAGATGCATTCCGTATCACTTCGATTAGTGATAACACACGCTATCGATTTGGAAAACATATTCGATTAGGAGGCTGATCATGAGCAGTGGTTTTCGTTGGCTGAAACCAACAAATACGATCATTGAAGAGAAGACCGGAGGAGATGCTGGTCTTCTCTTTTTAGCCAATGAGGCAGAACGTTTGATGGACCCTTATGTGCCTGCAGATAACTTGGTCCTGTCACAGAACATCCGAACCTATACACAGGGAGATAGTGGAATCGTACATTATATAAGCCCGTATGCCCATTATCAGCGGGAAGGTAAATTGTACGAAGATCCTAAATACAAGACAGGAGCCTTTACAGATGGAGAAAGGTTCTGGTCAAGACCGAATGTAGGAAAGGTTCCTTCAACACGGAAACTAACGTATTCAAAATTCAGGCATCCTAAAGCAACCAGCCACTGGGATAGAGCAATGATGGTCGCACGAGGGGATGAGCTGTTGGAGTCGTACAGGAACTATTTGAAAGGTAGATCAAGATGACAAAGCATGATGCAGTATATAAGTTTTTTAAGCAAAAGATTGATGAAATAGCAGAACAGACCCTGGGGTTCAACTATTCTTCAGAATCAATCGATCAGATCGCATTAACCACGGATTATTCCGATCGTGTGATCAAGCGATACTTTAAAGGGGCAAAAAAAGCATATGGATTTACAATCACGATTATCCGCCCATATTCAACGGATCTGGACACGTTGAATCTAGAATGCATGAATTTTGTTCAGGAATTCATGGATTGGATAACCGAACAGAACAGAAAGAAAAACTTTCCTGACTTTGGCTCTGACTGCCAGATTCAGGAAATTGAAAATTTACAAAATATGCCAAACCTTTCCGGGATCAATCCTAAGGAAGGCCTGGCAAGATATCAGATACAATGTCGAATCAATTATTTTGACAAGGAGGAAAACAGGAATGAAACTAAGTGAATTGATGCAGGGATATACTCCTAAGCCGGATTATGAAGGATGGGTAACCAATGATGATTTTGTTTTAGCCATTAACACTACTCCTGAAACGCCAGACACAGATGAAGCAGATTACAATGTTGTTCAGCTTGGCATTGAAGGACTAGATGCACAGATGAATCCGATCACTGTGGACAAGACATATATTCGTGCCGGACAGTCTACGCAGCGTACAGGAAACCAGAGATCTTTTACAATTTCAGGCGACAGATATATCGGTGATGAAGTTCAGGATTATATCTTCAGCCATGATATCAAATATGGTACTGGGAACAAAGTTATCACCGATTATGTATACTTCAACGTTTTGACTGGAAAAGGTGAAAAGGGAAAAGTTTCTATCATCATCAATTCGGATGGTGGAGGAAACGCTGGTGAATCAGCTGCAATTGATGTCGAATTCAGAAAAGTTGGAGACAACCCAACCGAATATACGTATAGTGCAGGTGCTTAGTATGAAAACAAGAATCAATGGAAAGAATATTAGCTTTAACATCTATGATATGAAAGATGCCAAAAAATATGAAGAGGCATTAAAGGTCCTGGGTGAAGAGGAAGCGGCTATCAAGGCCGGCGTGGCCAAGATGGAAGATGGAGAACTGGGAATGTACGTGTTCCTTGAAAAATGGATCAATATGATCAAAAAATTCTTCATTTCAACAACAGGTGTGGATGTCGTTGGCGATTGTACAGATATGTTCAAGGCTAATGAAATGTATGATCAGTTCCTAAAGGCAATCGCATCCGACAAGAAGAAATTTGCTCAGTTTTCAACTAAGCGAATTCATTGATGGAAAATATTCTAATCGATGCACTTCCTACATCGGTCGAAATCAATGGAGATGATTGGCCAGTTGACTGGGGATATAGAGCGCTTATCTTGTGTGAGATAGATCTGTTTGCTCCAAATAAATCCGATGAACAGAAAATGATGGAGGTCTTGAATATCTTTTACATGGATAATGTTCCAGATGATCTGGATGAAGCCATGCGTCAATTTCTTTATTTCTTCAGTGGTGGTATATCAAGTGAAGAAACGGGTACAGGGCAGGGATCTTCTTCAGGTAAAAGAGCATATGATTTTGACCAGGATGCTTCTATGATCTATGCAGCCTTCCGAAGCCAGTATGGTATCAACCTGAATCAGACAAGAGACAGAAATCTGCACTGGTGGGAATTCCTGGCCATGTTCAACAGTTTGAATGAAGATCATCTTATCTCAAAGGTGATGTATTGGCGAACGGTCAATCTTAAGGATGTTCCAAAATCCGAAAAGAAATTTATCAAGAACATGAAAAAAAGATATGCGATCCGTACGGAACAGATCAAGGTTGATAAAAAAGTCAAACTGGCTAGACGAAATGCCAAGATGAAGCAGTACGTTCGAAAGAGGATGGAAGAATGTTACAAACAAGAAAAGTAGTCTGTCCTCACTGTGGATATGAAATGCCAATGCTTATTCATGACAAGGCAGAATGTCATGGCATCACGGTTCGATGTAAGAATAAGAAGTGCAAACAAATTTTCGAAATAAAAATCAATAAAGGGAAACAGAGCAGATAGAGCCATCATGTGCCAGTTGCTCTCACACAAAGGCAAAAGGCAGGTGAGAAAGAGTGGCAAGCAATGATGGTGATATTAAGATTGGCGTGAGCGTTGATAAAAACGGGCTCAAGACCGGTCTGAAACAAACAGAAAAAGAAGCCAAACAAACAGCGGACAATGTCAGCAAGCAGGGAGATAACTCCACCAAAGGCTGGAAGTCCGCTTTTAATTCACTTGGATCACTGTCGAAAAAAGGATTTTCTGCCGTAAGCTCAGCCGCTAAAGTAGCAGCGCAGGCATCTGTTGCAGCGATTGCAGGTGTCACGGCTGCAATGGGCGGATTGGCGGTTGCAGGTGTTAAATACAATGCATCCATTGAAACCTATCAGACTTCCTTTGAGGTCATGACAGGGTCGGCTGAAAAAGCGACCGAAGTCATCGATGAATTGAAAAAGGTTGGAGCAGAAACTCCATTCGAATTGCCTGAGTTGGCCGATACAACACAGTTGCTGATGAACTATGGGTTCACGGCTGATGAGGCAATGGACAAGATGATGATGCTGGGAGATATCTCTCAGGGATCAGCTGACAAGATGTCTCGAATTGCAACGGCATATGGACAAATGAGTTCTGCTGGAAAAGTGACGTTGGAAGACGTCAAACAGATGATCGAAGCTGGATTCAACCCTCTTCAGGAAATTTCTGAAAGTACAGGGGAATCAATGGAAAGCCTGTATGATCGTATTTCCAAAGGCACGTTGTCTGTTGATGAAATTACAGCATCAATGGAACGAGCAACTTCTGAAGGTGGAAAGTATTTCCAGTCAATGGAGAAACAATCCAAGACCTTTGAAGGTCAGATGTCTACTTTAAAAGACAATGCGCAGCAGCTGCTTGGCGATATCATGAAACCAATCTCGGAAGAGATGACAAACAGTATCCTTCCGGCGGCCAATGAAGCATTATCAACCCTTTCAAGTGCGTTCGAAGAGGGCGGTCTTGAAGGAATGTTTGAAGCTGGCGCAGGGGTCATCACCAATCTTTTGAATGGTATGAGTTCACAGTTGCCGGCTGTTTTTAATACTGCGACAACGATATTAGGCTCACTGGTACAAGGAATTGCTATGGCATTGCCATCCTTGATAAATGCAGCATTATTAGTGATTCAACAGTTCTTAACTACATTGTCAGAGAATGGCTATCAAATAGCTGCTGGCGGTGTCCAGCTGATGAGCGAACTGTTCAATAGCATATCGGCTAAGCTGCCAGAATTGATACCGTTAGCTGTCCAAGCAATAGCAAATTTTGTGAATGGACTGATAAGTAATCTTCCACAGCTGTGGGATTCAGGTATGCAATTAACATTAAGCTTGACACAAGGGATCGTAGACAGCATTCCTGATCTTGTGCGACAGGTTCCAACAATTATCGCTAATTTCATCAGTTCATTGATACAGCATCTTCCAAGTATTTTTTCTACAGGAGTTCAGATACTGGGTGAATTGATCGGTGGTATCCTTAGCGCAATTCCGTCTCTCATTGCAGGACTTGGCGATGTCGTATCGAATATGATCAACTATATTCAGAACATTAATTGGCTGGATGTTGGCATGGATATTATACGAGGCATTGGAAACGGAATTGCAAACATGGGTTCATGGCTTATTGACAAAGCGGTAAGTTGTGTTCAAGGGGCTTTTGATTCAGTCTTAGGTTGGCTTGGTATTCATTCTCCTTCCAGAAGGGCCAAGAAAGAAATTGGTTATAACTGGGTAGAAGGTGAAGCAGAGGGCCTTGATGAGAAAACACCTGAACTGGAAAAGGCAGCAACAAGATCTACACAGGCAGCCTTTGATGCCAGCAAGAAAGAAGTTGCATCACGATTTATATCCTCTGCACAAGGCAGGGCATATGATCATCCAGCATCTGCATATATTGGTGATTCCGATGATACGGACACAGACTCTACGGATGATGCACCAATCATTATCAATAATCAATTCGTAGTCGATAGCGATACGCTTGTTGAGAAAACAACGAAGGCAACGATTAAGAAAATCAGTCGTGATCAAAAAGGAAAGGGGCGTTATAAAAAATGATAGAATATGCTTTTCAAACGGACCAGGTTTATAGCGCCTCATTTGGTGTGCGTATTATTGACAGTTATCCAAAAATACAATATGGATCACCAAATTATACACAAATTTCCATCCCAGGAAGAAAAGGTACACTGACCAGTACAGATGGCACCTATAGCGACACAATCATAACGATGGATTGCGATATCACTTTAATTGATGCGGTAAGCGTTGATTTACAATATCAACAATTCATAAGTCGTCTTATGCAATCAAAGTGCTTATCTTTGGAAGGAATGGAGTCGAGCTATTTCAGGATAAAACATGTTGAAATAAGTGATTATGATAGATACTCAGATATTTCTATCGAATTTCAGTTAACGATTACTTGTGATTCCGGAGTATACCAAAAAGATGGTGATCGATTCATAAATGTATTGAATAATCAAATAATCAACATTTATAGCGTATCGGAACCAATCTACCGAATTGAAGGAACAGGAAAATGTGTGTTGACGGTCAATGGAAACACATTAGATTTAGATCTAACTGAGCCGGTCTTCATTGATACAGAACGTCAGGAAGTAATATTGGAGTCTTCAAAAAATCTAGCTAATACCCTTATAAATGGAGATTTTGAAGATTATTATTTAAATCCAGGAGTAAATACTATTACGATTTCTCCTGGATTTGTTTTAACTTTAAAACCACGTTGGAGGTGGTTGCATCCATGATTCAATTATATAAAAAAGGAAACACCAATTATGATCAAAACGGTGATATTACACTTACTCCTATCAAGTGTCTTTTGGATTCAACCTTGAACGGAGACTGGCTTGGATCAATGGAACATCCATTAGATGAAAAAGGAAGATGGAAGTGGATTTCAGATGATGCAGTTATAAAAGTTCCGGCTTCGGACGGGACCAAACAACTGTATCGTATCGTTAATTATGATATTGATGATAATAAGGGTGTTACATGTGATCTGGAACATATTTTCTATGACAGTATGGATGATTGCTGGATCGATGATAAACGCCCGACCGATACGAATGGTCAGGGTGCATTGAATTCGATTATCACAAATTCTAAATATACTGGCTCATCGGATATATTGCGATTATCGACAGCATATTACGTTGACAAAAACCTGATGGAAGCGTTAAATGGTTCAGATGAAAATTCTTTTATCTCAAGATGGGGTGGAGAAATATATTTTGATAATTTTCATGTGTCAGTAAATAATCGTGTTGGATCTGACAGAAATGTAGAGATTCGTTACGGAAAGAATATGAATGGCATGCATATCAGTACAGATATGCGTGATATCGTAACTCGTATCAAACCGAAAGCTTATAACGGCCATACTATGACAAATAATGGTGTCGTAGACAGTCCAAATCTTGATAAATATCGAATTGTCCATAAAAAGGCAATAGAATTTAGTAACATCAAGATGCGTGAAGATGCACAGGAAGATGATGAAGAAAATGGCATCATCGTATGTGATACACAGGAACAATTGGACGTAGCTTTACAGAATGCAGCACAGGAGCAGTTTGAACTTGGCATTGATGCACCTACTGTAAGTGGGGAAATCAATGTTTTTCTTTTGCAAAATTCAAAGGAATATGAAGATGTAAAGGAACTTGAACAGGTGTGCCTGGGAGATACGGTTCACTGTCGAAACAAACGCATTGATGTTGTATCTGAAACCAGGGTTGTTCATTTAATATGGGATGCAATCTTGAAAAAAGTCAATTTTGTAGAAATAGGAGAATTATCTTATAACTATTTTGATGATGTCGATTCAGTTAAGACGGCGGTTGAAAAAGTAATAAATGTAGAAACAAATACTGTAATTGCAGAAAAAGTGCAAGGTGTTATCAGTGCTGCCAATGCCATGTTGATGGCACAAAAGGACAGGGCGAATAAAACAGAAGTTAAAGCAATCTTAATGCAAGATACAGATCCAGAATCTCCCTCCTATGGTGCATTGTGTCTGGGAACACAGGGCTTGATGCTCGCAATGGAGAGAACAGAAGATGGCAGTGATTGGAAATGGGGAACCGCTATAGATTATCGTTCTATTCATGCTGATTATATAATCACTGGTATTCTTTCAGATTTGAATGGAACATTCTATTTAAACATGGAGACTGGAGAGCTTGTCATGAATGACGGAGAGTTCAAGGGAATTCTGAACACCTATAAAGATGTTGGTATAGGAAATTGGTTATATTTAGGTACACAAGCTACAGATGGTAACTTTTCGGCATCAGGAATCACAGTTGGACCTCTTGATTCAGGAACAGATAATAAACCAGTAATCAACATGTGGGGGAATATCAAAAATGGATCGGGGTCAATTAATATTGTTCCATTTAGCGGTGATGATGGCTGCGGTATTTTTATAACAAGAAATGGCAGTAACAATTCTATTCAATTGAAAGGTAAGACTCTTACGATTAATGGAAAATCAGGATTGACCGGTACATATCAGGTAGAAAATTCATTGACCGTTGAAAAAGGTCTGGTTACAGGAGTCGATTAATGGCACAGTCATTTCAAACTTTCGTAGATACTTACAATGGTACTGGTCATGATGTTGACGGATATTATGGTGCACAATGCTGGGACGGATATGCGTTTTATGATCAATGGCTAGGGTACAATCCGATTCATTGTACTGCGACCGGAGGAGCCCGTGATTTATGGGAGCAACGAAACAACAATGGAATTCTGAACAATCATGATATTGTGACAGGTAATCCTCAAAATGGTGACATTGGAGTATGGACCAATGCATACGGAGGCGGATATGGCCATGTTGCCATGTACTACAATGGCCAATGGATGGGACAAAACCAAGGAGGTGCTGCTTATCCAGGTGGTGGAGCGGTATTTAACATCGTTTCTCTATCTTGGCCAGATGGTGGATTGTTGCGACCAAAATGCTACTCAGGAGGTTCTGGTGGGACAAAACGAGTTCTAGAGTTAGATTTGCAAAACGGCATTATTATCGGCGCACGCTGGATTGAAGTAGAAATATAGGAGGTACACAAAATGAACTATATATCATTGATGAGTCGAGGTGTCACACCGTGCATCGATTGTATGCAGTATGATACTCTACGATATGCAGAATTTATGGTTTCAGAAGACATACAAGGTAAGAATTGTGTATATGAAATAGAAACATCGCAAAATAAGGAAGTAAAAGGAGACTGCAGTATATCTGAGGATAATGTGGTCTCTTTTTTAATACCTGAAAATGTATCGGCTAAGCCAGGAAACTATAAAGGTCAACTAATTTTTGATGATCGATTAGGAAGCTTTCCATTTTTGATCAGTGTAACAGAAGCACCGCATCAAAGCGATGATCCATATGAAGTGGCATTGTCTGAAGTACGACAAGCAACGCAAGAGTGTATAGAAGCAACAGAGGAACTTGAATCGATAAAGTCAGCAGCCGAAGATGCTACAAGTGCTGCCAATAGTGCTGCTAGTGCTGCAAACAGCGCAGCAAATCAATGGAACACAATAAAACCAACCATTGATTCTAAACTGTCGGAAATGAATGATATTATCGAACGATTTGGGGATGTTAATCCTGATGAACTGGTCACACCGGAAGATCTACAAACAGCAATCAATGAGGTAAAACAATTGATCAACGAAATGAAATTAGGATCAACCGATGTCATGGTGGAGGCCGACAATGAGAGTGCTTAAATTTAAAGTGAATCAACAGAAACTGGAAAAAGATCCATCATGCGATTTTTCTGACATCATCCAAGGATCAAAGAACTACTTGTGCTGCGAATTTGTTTTTGATAAAAACCTACAAAAGTATCGAAAAGTTGCTTGTTTCGTAAAGGATAGATCTGTTGAGTATGTTCCGATCATTAATGATAGATGTTTTGTTCCAGATTCAGTTGCACAAGAAGACGTGATAAATTTCTTTATCACATTTGTTGATAAAGAAGAACAATTTGATACGAATCAAATTTATGTTAGGCAGGTGACTACGCAATGGAAACATTAAAGGATGCCTTACAAGCATTAGATGCATCATCACAGGAAATTCAATATTGTGAGATCGATCCAGAAACCAGACAGATATCGGTTCCTGATATCTATTCAATATTAGGTGTCGAATCTGATGATGCAGTCGAAAGAGTTTATTTCAAGTGTCCCAAGATAGTTGGCGATAATATCGATCTATCAGAACTCTTTATCTTTGTAAATTATGAAAATGCAGCAGGAGAAAAAGACCGTTATTATTGTGAGGATATGAAAGCAGATGGTGACTATATCACATTTAGCTGGTTGATTAGTAGAAAAGTTGCAAAAGCACGTGGAATAGTTCGTTTCATCGTATGTGCAAAAAAATCGATTGAAGATGATGTAACGAATGAATGGAATACCACGGTAGCTCGTTCTCAGGTCCTTGAAGGATTGGAACCAGATGAGTCTTTTGAAGAGACATATCCAGATATAATTAATCAAATATTACAAGAACTAGATGAAATTAAAGCAATGGGCGGCGCAGGAGCACCGTCTTTTTATATACGTGAAGATGGCCATTTAATAGCACGTTATGAAGAATAGGAGGCAAATATGGCAAGAGAAGTTGATTTAGGAAAAGTTGTAGGAGCACAAGGTCCAAAAGGTGATAAGGGAGATCCAGGCAAAGATGGAACAGGTGTAAATATAAAAGGTTCTGTTTCAGACGAAACAAATCTACCAGGTACAGGTGCAAGTGGAGATGCTTATCTAGATAATAGCGGAAATCTATGGGTATACGTTGGTTCCGGAGGAGATTCAACAAATGGATTATTCAAAAATGCAGGAAACATCAAAGGTCCAAAAGGTGATCAAGGAGAACAGGGTCCTAAAGGAGACACAGGACAAGCTGGAGCTGATGGAGAAGATGGTATTACACCGACTATTGGCGAAAATGGAAACTGGTTCTTGGGAGCAAGTGATACAGGCAAACCAAGCCGAGGAGCTACAGGTGCACAAGGTCCTAAAGGTGATACAGGCGATCAAGGACCAGCTGGCCAGGACGGAGAAGTCGGTCCACAAGGCCCAAAAGGTGATAAAGGTGATACTGGGGCACAAGGTCCTGCTGGAAAGGATGGCCAAACTCCAACATTTTCAATTGATGAAAACGGACACTTAATTGCGTCATTTGAAGAATAAGGAGGTAGTTTCATGGCGAGAAGTATAGATTTAGGAAAAGTTGTAGGAGCACAGGGACCGCAAGGCCCAAAAGGCGATCAAGGCATTCAAGGTCCTAAAGGAGATACAGGAGCTACCGGTCCCCAGGGACCAAAGGGAGATAAAGGGGCAACTGGCGCACAGGGACCTAAAGGTGATACTGGACAGGCTGGAACGACTCCAACAATTGGAAGCAATGGAAACTGGTATCTAGGAAGTTCCGATACAGGCAAACCAAGCCGAGGAGCTACAGGAGCACAAGGTCCAAAAGGGGACAAAGGCGATACCGGAGCACAAGGCCCAAAAGGAGACAAAGGAGACACAGGGCCTCAACCTTCATTAACAAATAGTCTTACATCCACTAGTACTACCACTGCTTTGACAGCTGCACAGGGTAAAGCTCTTAACGACAAAATAACATCATTGTTAGCTGGTAATGATGCAGCAATGACTGAACAATAGGAGGTAAAATATAATGGCTTTATTTAGATTTAAATCGAAAGGTAAATTACGTCAACTAGTCGACCTGGTATATCCGGTCGGCTCTATATATATAAGCACTGCTTCAACCAATCCAGGAACATTGTTTGGAGGGACTTGGGAAGCGTTTGCGCCAGGTCGAGTTTTGATTGGTGCTGGTCAAGGAAATGATGGCACTACAAGTATGTCTTTTACTTCTCTTTCAACAGGAGGAAAGTACTCTGAAACATTAACGAT